TGATGAGTTATTTATCGAGAGCCATCCTTGAATGGAAAGAAGATGAAGAGTACAGACCTAGCCTGTCTGAGGCAGAAGCTCTGGGCATAATGATTTCCCAGCATTTCAGATGGCAGGGTGAGGAGATTGTGCAGACGCTGTGCGAGGCACTGACTGACGCAAACTATCACAGTTTAGTAGAGGCAATCAAAACAGAATGGGAGAAATGGTGACATGGCACACGTTAAATACAAGGAATTGGATTTAGGTTTGCTGGTTGCAGTAGTTCACCAGATAAATCTGGACGCAGACAAAGGCGATTACACAGTCATAGAAGAACTGTTCCAGTTTCTCGATCAGCCAGAGCTTCGGCTGAAACAGTTCATCGAGCAAGAGGAGAGTGCGTGATGGATACAAAAATAGTACGTGTAGTTGCATACTACACAGAGAAACTGGATGTGTATGTAAAAGTACCGGCTCATGTCAGTGACGAAGATGTTATGGAACACTACAAATCTATCGGCGCAAACGGTGAGTTTGAACAGTGTGACCAGTATTGGGAGTGGAGCGAAGCTCTGGAAGCTGACGAAGAAGAGGCTGGGTCACAGAAGGTGTGGGATATGATTGCACCTTTCCCTATACCTGATTTCCCGTACGAAGAGATACGTGACAAGAATGGGGATTACTTCCTCACCCTTGAGGCGGCTAAGGCTGCGGGTCATGAAGAGGATAACATCTGGGTTGTCATTATCAATGATG